ATGCGTCAGGTATTACTAGACCCCAACAAGAGCGAAGATGAGCAATATGCAGTCTGGCGCAGAGACATGCCTGACAATCTAAGCGATGACGAAGTGCGTGACCTCATGCTGAAAGCCAAGGAGCGTCTAGCTGTCAGCAACGCACCCAAGCGCGGCAAAAAAGCCTAAGAAACATGGCTTTTTTCAGTTTGGCATAAATATTTACATGCGGTAAACGCAAATATTTAGGAGAAAAAACATGACACAAGGCGTCGTAAGAGTAAACGGTGGCATCGTAGCCCCAGCATATACAACAGGTCGTACACTACGTGGTTTAACACTAGGTGTTTCTGGTCTACACACCGGTTACGGTGCAGTTGACAGCGATCTAGAGAAGATCATCCGTGCTATTTCTACTGTAGCTACAGTTGAATTGATCGGTACACCTGCTTCTAACAAAGCAAACGTATTCATCAGCGGTAACGATACAATCGGTCTAAACAGTGGTGGTTCTACAGCAACCCTAGAAAGCCTAGCTAACGCTGCGGTTTCTGGTGCTACTGTAACTGCTTTCACATTCTAATCTAAAGTTAGAATCGCAAGCACAAAAAGGGTACTTAGGTACCCTTTTTTCATCTGTGTGTACAACTGATGTAAATATCCAGTATGACACAAGAACTTCAAGAAAAAATTGAGCTGTATGGAATCAATCAGGTCATCCTGTGCCAGACTCAAGTGGACATAACACCCACTGGCACATACAAAACCTTCACTGAACCCTTCACAGATGCCGCAGGCAACCTAATCAACAATCTAGCTGCCTGGCAACACAGTAGGAATCAACAACGCAACTTTGACACACTACAGCAGGTGTTGAATCTTCGAACACAGAGCATGATACTGACTCCTGTTACTAGCAAGATGGACAAGGGAACAAGAACTTGGGAATTTGTGTTTGGTGTCACTCATGAATTCTACCTGGACACTAGTGTACCACTGGGTGGATTGCTGTCTGACTGTCACCAGGTGCCAGTATGCACTGGATTAGATGAAACAGTAGAGCTGGATCCTGGTATGATTACCAGTCATGGTACCAATCCCAATATCTGCTTTTCTATAATAACCGATAAATACATCTAAACTCATGGCATTTCCTTATGGCTCCCGAAGAAAGTTCTTTAACAACACCTAACAGGAATACGGAATGTCCACCCGCACAAATATTGAAAAGCAAAACCTTGAGGCGCACGTTGAGTTGTGCGCTGAACGATACGACCAACTGAAAGACAGCGTAGACATACTGAACAATCGTGTGACTACCATGGAAGGTCACCTTATTGAAATTAAAACTAGCATAAACGCTGGCAATGACAGCAGGCAAAAGCAGATGCTCACCGCCGCTGTGAGCGTGATCGGCGTACTTATCGCAGGTATCATTGGCCTAGTAACACACCTACTAACAAAATGAGAATCATTGAGCTGGCCCCAGAATTCAATCTCGCATTAAACAACGAGGAATACTCGCTCATGCGCCGATTCACTGAGGACAAGCAAATCCCCCGTTCAGATCTAGACGAAAGAAATCAACACGTGGCTAATCAATTGGTAAATAAAAATGTATTACTACGTATAAGAGAAAATGGAAAAACATTCTACAAAAGATCCCCTGGCACTGTTCGAGTCCCTGGCTTTTAAATATCTACAATTTTACACAGATCAGCAAATTAACGAACTATCCAAAACCAGCAAGCTGCCCATTTGTTATTACACACACGATAAACTGCTTCGAGTTGGCAAATTCACAATAATCCCAAAAGACAACCTTTTTAACGTAACCTCAGAAACCTCAGACAAGACGCTGACATTCAGCACCAAGCTGTCAGCGTTTTTCTACTGCTTTAACGAACAGCGTGGCCGCTACAAAATCAGCGACGAGATACTGTTACAAGACGAGCGCCTACAGCGACATCTGCGAGAATTCAAATTGAGAAAACACCAGCTAAATAATAAAACACTTAGCAGTTGGAAGTACGAGCTTTACTTGGCCAAGTACAGTGATGTCAAGGTCAAGCTAGCAGATGCACAAAATGAACTACGAAAAGTTCTCCATTCAGCTAAATACTATAAATTTTAGGAATTTCGGATCATGAAATTAGATCACATGCAAACCAAGATGTCAGCTGACAAAATGAATAAAATATTGGAAACACGCTTCGGTTTCCGTATCGAGCTAGATACACTGACCCCAGCAAAAGCTGTATCCATTGCTGAAACATTGGACAAGCGCCTGGCTGGCCTGCGTAACAGCAAGGACTACCACAAAGCAGAAAACAACCCACAGTACATGGAAATGATGATGGTTCGTGAGAGCCTGGTCAAGTGGATGAAAGATTACACCCCCAACAACGGCGCACAGATGACTGAATACAAGTCAGGCAAGAGCTCAGGTGTCAAGATGATGCCAGTGCGTGAATCACAAGTGGTTCGTGCTATTACTGAAGGCCGTAACCGCACAATGCTAACTCGTGTTGCAGACCTAGCTAACCAAGGTAAGCCAGTTCCTGCCAAGTACATGGAAGCATTTGTTCCCCTATTCCAATACCTGTCACAAGCTCGCACCCTAACTGAAGGTGAAGTGGGCGAAGCAGAAGTCAAACTGGCTGCTAAAGACATGGTAGACACAATTCAGGGTATGGTTGAAGACATTGGTAAGTTGTTGAACGAACAACTGCCACCACTAGTGGACAGCATCCGTGAACAACCCAATCTAGGTAACGAAAAAGCAGATGCATTCAAGACAGCCATGTCTACAGCATTGACCAATTTGCAAGCCGCAGTAGCAGCCAGCCGTGAAGAAGCAGATGCTGCTTCTAGAGCACTGTCTGGTGAAGCGGCAGCGCCCATGGCAATGCCAGGCGCAGAGCCAGCACCATCAGCAGAGATGCCTGAAGTTCCTGGCGCAGAAGTAAATGCTCCTGAACAAGGCGATGAGTTTGCAGCCGCTGATGCAGCCGCAGGTGGCACAGCCCCTGTCGGAAGAGAGCGTCAATAATGCGTTTTGCAGAAATTATTCGTGAATCAGTGGTCGAAGATGAAGCCGACAGTCGCGGCGACGTTGCACTAATCGACCGTCTGGAATTCCTACGCAACCGTGACCATGTAAAAACACACATGGTGCCACGTGTGCGTGTGGATTCACTGATTCAATTGGTACAAAAGCAACCGGGCCATGAACAGTTTAATCTTCAGGGCTTAGAGCAGGCATATAAGACCAACCCAGCCGTCAAGAATCTGATTTCAGATATCAAAGACGACGAAAAGACTGGTATCAAGTATGTGTACTTGACTCAGTTTGGTGATGAGTCAGATGCAGGTGAGCAGGCGCCAACATCCGCTGGTCCAACTATGGATCCACAAGCAGTTGTTGGCAGTATGGCTAAACGTGCATTGAAAAATCGCGAATAAGACTGTATACTTGTTATACCCAAAGCCACCTTTAGGGTGGCTTTTTTCAACTGTACTGTATGTTATTAAAATCTAAATTCAACTATCCCATAATCAATCGTGAAAATGTAAATGGCAGCCGCCGTTATGTAACACCAGATGGTCGCAAATTGCCCAGCGTGACCACAATCCTAGATAAGACCAAAAGCGAAGAAAGTCGGCAAGCTCTGGCCAACTGGAAAAAGCGAGTGGGTGAACAACAGGCACAGCAGATTACTACAGAAGCGGCATCACGTGGCACACGTATGCACAAGTATCTAGAAGACTATATCAAGAATGGTGTAGTAACAGAGCCCGGCAGCAATCCATACAGTAAACAGAGCCACAAGATGGCACTGACTGTGATTGATCAGGGACTGAAGAATGTCAGTGAAATCTGGGGTGTGGAAGTGCCATTGTATTACCCAGGACTGTATGCTGGTACTACAGACGGATGCGGCATCCATATGGGCAATGAAGCCATCCTGGACTACAAACAGACCAACAAACCCAAGAAGGAAGAATGGATTGAGGATTATTTCATACAACTGGTTGCGTATGCACTGGCACACAATGAAATACATGACAGCAATATACAGAAGGGTGTGGTGCTCATGTGCGTGAAACCACCTGAAATTGAGCCAGGAATCTGGGGAGAACCACAGTATCAGGAGTTTATCTTGAGCCCCACAGACTTTACATATTGGGAGAATCGCTGGTGGGATCGAGTGGCTGAGTATTATTCAAAGAACTAAATATAAGAATAACAGGATAGTGCAAAATGCCGATTACTCAAATTGCTAGAATTCAGCATCGCCGCGGCGTCAGCGATGATCTACCCACACTGGCCAGTGCAGAGCTGGGTTGGGTTCTGGACCAGAAACGCCTTTACATTGGTAATGGCACCATTGAAGAAGGTGCGCCCAATCTAGGCAATACAGAAATTTTAACCGAATACAGTGATGTGTTGGGACTAGCATCCACATACACATTCAAAGGTGATGCTGCCGGATTCACCGCACAAACAGGCACAACTGGTTCCAGCCCAGTAGTACGCAGCCTACAAAACAAACTGGACGATGCTGTCAACGTTCGCGACTTTGGTGCAGTGGGTGATGGCCTAACAGACGATACAGCAGCCATCAATCGTGCGCTGTTCCAGGTGTATGCTCGTTATAACAACACCACAGTGCGCCGCACTCTGTATTTCCCTGCTGGCGTCTATCTAGTATCTGACGTGGTCAAGATTCCCAGCTATGCTCGTATTCAGGGCGATGGCATTGACGCCAGTATCATTAAGCAATCTGCTTCAGGTGTTGACTGTGTGGTCAAACTGGCAGACAGCAAACAACAGGTGGATGGTAACATTGGCAACAACGGTGCCACACGCCCACAATACATGAGTGTTCAGGATATTACATTCTGGAATACTACAGACAAACCAGTGCTGTTGATCACCAGCGCACAAAATTGTGCATTTACTCGTGTCAAGCTACAGGGTTCGTTCAGTGTGGCCAACAGTGTTAGTACATCTAGCCCATGCTTGAAAATCACCAGCACCCCCAGTTTAATCAGCAACAATATTGTCTTTGACAAATGTGAGTTTAGCGATCAGACCTATGCTTGTATTGCTGATGATGATCAGTTTAACATTGTGTTTGCCAACAGCAAGTTCACCAACTTGTATCGTGGATTTAAGATTGGTGAATTTACAACTGGTTCAGGCTCCGCATTGGTAGGCGCACAGGGTATGAAGATTGTCAACTGTTTGTTTAACAGTGTGTACAAAGAAGGTATCCTGGGTTACAGCGTCAAGAAGATCAGCAGTATGGGCAACTATTTCCGTGACGTGGGCAACCACTTCAACGGCACTGGCAGTCCACAAACCAACGTGATTGTGTTTGCGGCAGAAGACTGTGTTAGTATTGGTGATACTTTTGATCGCACCAATGCTGATGCCAGTTCCTATCCCCGATTGAGTGGTGCCGCATATGGCATCTACTCTGTAATTCCCAACGTGGGAGTGCAACATGGCAGCACAGTGACTACACCAGGCCGCCAACAAACACTGACTGACAACACAGGCAGTGCTACAGCCACCACAATGACTGTGAACATTAATGATTCCAACACTGCACAAATTTATTACCGCATCACTCGAGGTGCTACATATAGAACTGGAATTATCAAATTAGTACATAGTGCATCATCACAACTGATTGAAGATGATTACACAGAAACTGCCACTACATGTGGTGTAACATTCGCTACAAGCTACAGCAGTAATGTGACCACCATCACTTACACAACAACAAGCACTGGCACTGATGCCAATTTAAGATACGATATCAAATATAGTTTGTAATAGATGTGGGATTTAAAAGCCCAGGACCGCTTGACGGCCTGGAGAGATTTTCGACAAACTATCTCGGAATTGTCTGAGATAGAAGCCATAGAACGGGTCAATACACTCTGGAGTAGTGCCCCGTTCGTTTTACACCATCTGGATTACGAAAACCCCCAAGACTGGCCTGATCCCTGGCAGTTATTGGCTGAAAACACCTATTGTAATGTTGCAAAAGCTCTGGGTATGCTGTATACTCTATACTATTCACGATGGCGTGATCTTGCAATGGAAATAAGGGTGTATAAAGAAGGCAACGAATATTCGGATATAGTCTGGATCGCCGAAGGAAAATATGTTATTAATTACCAGCCGTGGGATGTTGTAAATAAAACTACAATTAGTCAGACAGCAGTCCTAATTCACACGTTCACGCCGCAGAGTTTGCAGTTAGAAAAATATCAATAAGAGGTTTAGAAAAAACAATGTCACAAATTTTAGTTACGAAGAGAAACGGAGAGAAAACACCCCTGGATCTAGAAAAAATACACAAGGTAGTTTTTTGGGCAACAGAGGGAATTACTGGAGTGAGCGCCAGTGAAGTCGAAATCAAAAGCCATATTCAATTTTACAATGGCATCAAGACCACAACAATTCAGGAAACATTGATCAAGTCGGCAGCCGATCTGATCAGCGAAGAAACACCCAACTATCAGTATGTGGCTGGTAGACTGATCAACTATCACCTACGCAAAGAAGTGTACAACGGCTACGAGCCCTGGCCACTAAAGCAACTGGTGGAGCAGAACATTGCCGCAGGGTTCTACGATGAGCCACTGCTGACCAAATACTCTGATGCCGAGTGGGCATTGATGAACAAAGAGATCCGCCACGAACGCGACCTGAACTTCACATACGTGGCCATGGAACAATGGCGTGGCAAGTACCTGGTACAGAACCGTGTCACTGGTCAGATTTATGAAACACCACAGGCAGCATACATGATGATTGCTGCCACATTGTTCCAGAACTATTCAACTGAAACACGTATGCAATGGGTCATTGACTATTACAATGCCATCAGCTTGCACGACATCAGCCTACCCACACCTGTCATGGCGGGTGTACGTACACCACAAAAACAATTCAGCTCATGTGTGCTGATTGAAACTGACGACAGCCTGGACAGCATCAGTGCTACCAGTGCTAGTATTGTCAAGTATGTGTCACAGAAGGCAGGCATCGGTATTGGCGCAGGCCGAATCCGCGCTCTTAACAGTCCCATTCGCAAGGGTGATGCATACCACACAGGCGTTATTCCTTTCTTTAAACTGTTCCAGAGTTCAGTCAAGAGTTGCAGCCAGGGCGGTGTGCGTGGCGGCGCAGCCACATTGTACTACCCAGTCTGGCACTTAGAAGTGGAAGACCTATTAGTATTGAAGAACAACAAGGGCACTGAAGACAATCGTGTACGTCAGATGGACTACGGCATTCAGTTTAACAAACTGATGTATGAGCGTCTGCTAACTGGCGGTGACATCACATTGTTCAGTCCGCACGATGTTCCTGAAATGTATGAAGCTTTCTTCAACAATCAGGATCGTTTTAAAGAACTATACGAACGTGCAGAACGCAATACCAAGTTGCGTAAGAAGACCATCAAGGCTGTGGACTTGTTCAGCAAGTTTATGACTGAGCGTAAAGACACAGGTCGTATCTACTTGATGAACGTAGACCATGCCAACACGCACAGTCCGTTCAAGGAAGAACTGCATCCCATCAAGATGAGCAACTTGTGTACAGAGATTGATCTGCCCACAGTGCCACTGAAGGATGTGAACGATCCTGATGGCCGTATTGCATTGTGTACACTGAGCGCACAGAACTGGGGCAACGTCAAGAGTCCCAAAGACTTTGAAAAGATGTGTACTCTAAGTGTACGTGGCCTAGATGCACTATTAAGCTATCAGAACTATCCTATCCTGGCCGCTGAATTGGCAACAAAACAATTCCGCCCACTGGGCAACGGCATTATCAACTTTGCTTATTTCCTGGCCAAGAACGATGTCAGCTATTCTGATCCCAATGCACTGGCTCTGGTGGACGAGTATGCAGAAGCCTGGAGTTACTACCTAATCAAAGCATCAGCAGACCTGGCAGCAGAACAAGGACCATGTGAAGGCTGGCAAGACCTCAAGTATGCTGATGGCCGATTGCCAATCGACACACGCAAGATTGATATTGACGAACTGGTACCACATCAGGAGCGTATGCCCTGGGGTGAACTGCGTGAGCAAATCAAGAAGACTGGCATTCGCAATGCCACACTGATGGCATTGATGCCAGCAGAAACATCTGCACAGATCTCTAACGCCACCAACGGCATTGAGCCTCCACGTTCTTATGTCAGCGTCAAAGGCAGCAAGCATGGCCAACTGCGTCAAGTGGTGCCCGAGTACCGCAGACTCAAGAACAAATATGAACTGCTATGGGATCAGAAGAGCCCAGAAGGTTATTTGAAGATTTGTGCAGTATTGCAGAAATATATCGACCAGGGTATTAGCACTAATACCAGCTACAATCCACATTTCTACGAAGATGAAAAAATCCCCATGAGTGACATGCTCAAGGACATCATCCAGTTCTACAAGTACGGTGGCAAACAACTGTACTACTTCAATACTCACGACGGCCAGGGTGAGATTGATATTGACAAACTTTCAGCTGCCAAAGCTGAACCAGTAAGCGCAGAATCGTCCGCAACAGTTGATGACGACTACTGCGAAAGCTGTGTAATTTAAAGGTAACTAACACAATGTCAGTTTTTGATTCAAAACAAAGTAAACATCACACTGAAAAATTGGCCTTCCTGGATGCCGCTGGACCCGTAACAGTCCAGCGTTATGACACCATGAAGTATCGCCAGTTTGACAAGTTAACAGATAAACAACTGGGCTTCTTTTGGCGCCCAGAAGAAGTAGACGTCAGTCGAGACAGCAAGGACTTTAAAGAACTTACTGACTATGAGCAACATATTTTTACTAGTAACCTGAAACGTCAGATCCTACTAGACAGCGTACAAGGGCGCAGTCCCAATCTTGCGTTCTTGCCTTTTGTGTCAATCCCAGAATTGGAAACTTGGATCCAAACTTGGAGTTTCAACGAGACCATCCACAGTCGCAGTTATACACACATCATTCGCAACGTGTTCAACAACCCCAGCGAAGTATTTGATGACATGTTGAACATTGAGCCTATTATGAACTGTGCAGTGGACATCAGCAAGTACTATGACGATGTTATCGAGTACGGTGGTTATTTTAACCTACTGGGTGCAGGCACTCACACCATTAATGGTCGCGAGCTGGTACTGGACCGTTATGAACTCAAGAAGAAGATCTGGTTGGCTGTCAATTCAGTCAATGCACTGGAAGGCATTCGCTTCTATGTGAGCTTTGCTTGCAGTTGGGCCTTTGCTGAGTTGAAAAAGATGGAAGGCAATGCTAAAATTATCAAGCTGATCTGTCGTGATGAGAATGTCCACTTGGGTTCAACTCAGACACTGATTAAGATATTGCCACAAGATGACCCAGACTTTGCTCGTGCTAAAGAAGAAACTAAAGCAGAATGTGAAGCCATGTTCCTACAGGCAGCACAGCAGGAAAAAGACTGGGCCAAGTTCCTGTTCAAAGGCGGCAGCATGATTGGTCTTAACGAGCAACTGTTGGCACAATATGTGGACTGGTTGACATGCAAACGCATGACAGCAGTGGGACTGGACTGCGGCATGAAGCCGGGTAGCAACCCATTGCCCTGGACACAGAAGTGGATTGCTGGTGCAGAAGTGCAAGTGGCTCCGCAAGAGACAGAAATTACCACTTACGTCATTGGTGGCACAAAACAAGACGTTACATCAGATACATTTAAAGGATTTAGTCTATGATTACAGTGTACAGCAAGGACCCATGTCCTTTCTGCGTTCAAGCCAAACGCTTGTTAGAAGCTCGCGGCATCGAGTATACCGAACTACGCATTGACCAGGACGAGACTGCTCGTCAGTTTGTGTTGAGTCAGGGCCACCGTACAGTGCCACAACTGTACAAGGATGGCAAACTGTTTGTGGAAGGTGGTTATCAGGGTCTAACCAAGTTAACTGAAGAAGAACTTCGCACCAAAGCAATGCTATGAGTTTCAAAATCAGCTGGGATGTGGACAACATAACCACACAACTCCGCTCTGCCGCTCGTGAAGCAGGAAGCCCTTATAATGATGGCTTCAGCGGCATGATGTGTAAACGGGACTTGTGGCAAATCAAGTGCATCCTGGATGATCTATACAGAGACTTGCCCACCTTTTCTGGCGAGGAGAAGTGGGAAGAAGAACGCACATTTGAAATTCTAAAAAGGAAATAACATGTTAATCAATAAAGCACAGGCATACGCAGTAGGAGACCTGGTGACATATAAGCTGGTGAATGGTGACGAAATCGTTGCAGAAATTACAGAATTGGGTGAGAGATCATGGCGTTTGAGCCGTCCTTGTACAGTAGTTCCCAGTGGACAGGGTATTGGCTTGATCCAGGCATTATTCACTGCCGACCTGAGTAAAGACGTCTGGTTGCATGAAGACAAAGTCATGCTACATGCCCCAACTACTGAGGCACTTCGCGCACACTATATCAAGACCACAACTGGTATTGAAACAATTCCTAGGCAGGGTATTATCACTTAACCACTAGTGTTTGGTGATCCTTCGATCATTGTATAATCGCCACCACCTGGGTCAGTTACTATACCGAGATCACCCACTCGGTGTATTGGCATACCATTAATGTACACGTTATTGGACCCAGTGGTTGCTTGTGTATGGTGACCGCAAGTGCCTACCCCTGTGCTGCCAACAAGTGCCACAGCCACACCGTTCATAAACACATTTGTTGACCCAGAGGTTAATTCCACAGTGACTTGTTTGGCAGTGCCTATTGGATAACCCGGATGCCCTGCTCTGCAAGAACATTGTGCATGGTCTCCTACTCTTGCTACGCCTGGCATAATATACTCCTATATCTAGTATTTATGGGCCCAAACTGCTCTAAAACTCGCATCATGGCTGAATCACAGCTAAATACCATAGACTAATTCATTTTAAATTGTTACAATAGTCCAGTCGTTACTCGACGTTATTTGTTTGGCCTGATCCTGGGTCATATTCAAAATGCAGCTCGTAAAATGCGGCCTGCATCTTAAAGGAGAAAAAATCATGAACGTAAAAATTGTACAGGTGCCTCGCTCTGTCATTTTTGTCGCTTTAATGTTTGTGCTCGTCAGTTTAAGCGCCAACATCAAATTGTTTTTTGACAACGCATATTACAAGTCATTAAACAACAGTGCCGAAGCCAAGAGTTTTATCATGCCAGTGGCTGGCAACAAAAGCATTGCTGACTTCAGCAGTATTATTAAACCAGTGGATGCAGCCGAGCTGAAATGTCTTGCAGACAACATCTACTACGAAGCTGGCAATCAGAGCCTCATGGGTAAAATGGCTGTGGGCCAGGTGGTGTTAAACCGAATGAAACGTGGCGGCGATTATCCCAAGACTGCCTGCGGTGTTGTGTATCAGGGCAGTCGTAACAACATGACATTTTCCTGTCAGTTCAGCTGGACTTGTGATGGCAAGCAACACACTATCCGCAATGGCCTACAATACCAGCAAAGCAAGGAAATAGCCTGGGGATTGTTGGCACTGAATGTGCCCAGCAAAGACATCACTGAAGGTGCCACTAACTTCCATGCAGAGAATGTCAAACCCGACTGGGCTGCCAAACTGACCCCTGTTGCCAAAGTAGATCAGCATATATTTTATCGTCAATAATGGGATAAGTACTTGTGTGTAAATGCAAGTCTCCCATTAAAGGATCAAATATATGTCACGACAAGAAACAAGGGAAGATCTATACGATAGCGAAATCGGTGATGATGACTACGGGTTTATTTTTGGACCCGATGGTGAACTGAAGGCAGTGTTTATGCCTACTGATTTCGATTACAACGTACCTGAGCAAATAAGGAACGTTTTTGAACTGGCTGGAATACCTGATCCTTTAGCAGTCCAGGTACACACGATACACTAGCGTTTTCGCAACTCTTCTCGTAGAGCCAACACTTCAGCAACAATGCTGATTAAGAATGCCAGTAGCACACTGGCAATTATACCCAGCCCACCTTCGATACTCTCTGAGATCAGAATGTAGACCAACAGGCCCAGGATGTAATGTTGATTTCTGCTTTTCATATTACATCGAGGGTCCGTTGCCGTTTTTAAATTCAATGCTACCACCTTCCTCGTGGATGCGTTTGACAACATCTTCCAACAAGATAGGAGCAAAGTCCGTGTGCTCTACACATACGCAATGGTAGCGCACATCGTTCTCGTCGCCGTACAAGACTTCGCCAGTACGTGCATCAACACCACGAGCCTTCTTAACGCGGTTGGCGTGCAAGTGTCCGTGGATGTTAACACCAAAACGACCCAAGCTGTCCGAGTGCAACGGGATGTGACTCAAGATCATACCGTTCAACACATGGTATGCTCGCAACTCACGGAAATACTGTCTGTATTCCTCATCGCGAAAGATATCATGGTTGCCGCGGATCAACACCTTGTCGCCGTTCAAGCGAGCCATAGTAGACAAAGCACGACGGTTGATCACCACATCACCCAAGTGATACACTTTGTCTGTGGGTCGCACTCGTTCGTTCCAGGCCTTGACCATGGCTTCGTCCATTTCCTCAGGTGAGTCCCAAGGCCGCAACTTCGTGACACCATCGTTGCGTGTAAACTTACACACACCCATGTGTCCAAAATGCGTATCGCTAACCAAAAAAGTTGCTGTCATTATTTGCTTTCCAATGTCTTTAAAATTATTTGCCATCCTGCTTCAGGATTATGTCCCTGGTTCAACAGTGTGACAAACGTCTGCATTTCTGCGTCGGGGACTTTGAAGTAGATATTTGCATACGTGCTATCAAAATCACAATCGGCATCATGACTGTACCAGGGATGGTCTGACATTTCGTCAAACACATATTCGTAACTTTCACGATTGCCACCACCACAACGTGTGTGAACAACAATGTATCCGTCTTCAACAAAGACGTCACGGTAACGACCGAAGTCGTCACGATCCAGTCCCAGTAATTTTAACAGATTGTCAGAACTGGGATTCTGACCAAATAGCATATTGTACAAGCTCATTTGTCGTACCTCGTTATTAGTTCACTGGCATTCACATCCAGTTGTTTCATATGCTGGTCCAGTTTCTTCTGGGCCGCATTACGATCCTTCTTTTCCTTTTGCCAGGCGTCCCAGAGCGCAAACGCTTCGGAATTTCTAGCTAGGATACTGTCTTTGTAAACCACATCCTTCATTATACTACTCTTTCTCGCTTGACGCGACCGATACGTGACGCTTTGTTCCAGTCGTAAGCAATGCCATCTGGACACTTGCCATCACGAACTGAGTCCACGCCAAACATGCCGCATACTTCAAAATCGTCGCCTTTGATTGTCACAAAGGCACCTGTCACTTTGGCAAACTTCATCGCTTCGCTCAGTGTGATAAAACTGTCTATTTCTTTGCCATCACGGCCAATTAATTTATACATCTAATTCCTTTTCGATACACTGTTCCACATCCTGCAAGATACGCTTGAGTTCGTCAATGTTGATTTCAAGGAACTCTCGGGTAGCAATTAGTGCCATACGTGCGCCTGGATCACGCACATCAAGGGTACTTTTAAGTCCACCAAGCATAGCTTCCTTGCCGGCGATTGTGTTACGCAGATTTTCTGCTACAGTTTGGATGTTCATTCTTCAACTCCGAAATGTTTTAACAACATCGTGTTCAACTTCAAAATGTTTAAGAATATCTGAATGAGAACCCCACTGACCAATGGCTCTTTTCAAATCGCCTTCAAATGCTACTTGGGCACATTCCTGCACAATCAACTCGGCGAACTTTTCTTTGTCAAAAAATTCTCGTGTGTGAGTAACTCCTGTGTCTGGATTAACAATCTCAATAACATCAGTAGCCTGCTCAGCAAGTTCTTGAATTCGTTCGTTCATTTTAGAATCCATCCTTGATAATGATTGCCAGGCCCATGATAATGATAGGCATGAGCACAATAGCTAGATTGATATATGGTGTCATGTTCAACCCCAATCTTTCTTGTCGCCACACTCTTCGTTAAAATCGTAACCAGCCATATAGGCTTCGTAGTCTGCACTGCCTTCGCTGAGCATTACCGGGTCACCATTATAGGTGCCAAATGGGTATTTGTGTGGATTGCGAGGACGATCATAGTAGCTGTCTGCACTGCCACGATCAAATGGGTTACCATGCTGTTGGGCATAAGTTTTACCACGAAATTCCACTTTGGTTACTTCATCTAACATCATTCGCTCCTTAGTGAGTGTTGAGTGCAGGGTTAAATTCACGAATCAGTTCACGTTCACGTTGATGTGCGGGCTTGCGGCCACGCACAACCTCCACTAGCCCATAAGTGTGAGCCAGTGTACCATGTTCGCGGATTGAACGGCACAGCGCCCAATCTTTGTTTTCTGTTACAGCACGACGAACGTGCTTCTGGATACGGATTTTGAGTGCCTTGGCCGCTTGTCCGCCACACACGGTAATACCGATATACTGCTCACCAGTTACGGTGTTGGTAATGCAGTATACAGCATGACGTGTATCCTGACGGCGTTTGCGAGTGCGGTTTTTTGTTTCCATGCCATTATTATAACAGCCTGGACCAGAAAGTCAACCAGAATTTTTTCGTGTGAAATCAACGGATTACAGAAAGTAATACCCAAGTATTACATTTTCTGCCCCGTGACCGCTGGGTTTCTCAGTAAGTGATTACTGACACGTACGGGTTCGTGTAATTGACCCGTCCGGCATCATGGTCTCTAACCAGGGTGTGCAGGTCTGTTGTTGCCAGACATGTCCGCCCATGGGCTGTTGCTGAATTACAACAGGTGGCGGTTGTTGTACAACAACAGGTGGACGTGTCATGGCGTACACTACAGTACCGCCAATCACAGCAGGTGCGACCCAGCCCCAACCACCACCGTGACGGTGACCGCCGTGGTGGTGATGTTGCGCTGATGCGCTGGCGCTGACAGCCAAAATGCTAATTGCTAACAGTGTCTTGATCTTGCTCATTTGCAATCTCCTCTACAATAGTATTTACCGGTTTGTACGCACTGTTCTGATAGATGCGTTTGACCAGTCTCGGCTCCATCAATTGTAACATACAAGCCTCAGTGATGGTGTTGAAGCCAAAAGCAGGCACCAGATACTTTTCTGCCCTGCCCACAGTTTTACGCCAGCCCCAGTCGCGGCCACTTTGCCAGTTCTTCATGGCATTGTTCATCCAGACGCCCGACCCAGTGCAGAATGCATGTACCCGTTTTAACAGTTCCACATCATACAGCCCGTAATCACTTTCCACATAGAAAGCAGTGGGGGTGCGTGGCTTGTGAAATACTCCACTCACAGTGAGCACACCATCGTTGTATTCAGGCACATCCAGTTTGGGAGTCCAGAACTCCAGAATAAACATCTGACGATCCTGTTTGCTAATAGCACCCACAAACGCCAGCAGTGCTTCCGGTGTGACAAAATGCACTCGCTTGCAGTGCCATTCGTTACGCACTAGCGTTTCTTTCTCTGGCAGTTGAGCGACATGATTTTCCAGCAGACTCCACATGCGTAACAGACGTCGGCGTATTTGTTCACTAGTCCGATCTGCAGGAATGCGATGTTTGATCCTGCCCAACGCACTGGTGAGAGTCCAGGACGTGACAGGTGCAATCAGTTGCACACCATACTTGTGCCCGCCCTTGAGACTGCGTTTGGTATACTTGTGCGACTGGGCATCAACACCCAGATCGATAATTTTTTGTGCTAGATTATTCATGTTATTACTCGTTTGGCAGCATCATCTCTGTCTGAATACACCTGCGTTCCACGTTTGCGGATCAGCTCTGCTGAATACTGTGGTGCTGAATCAAACATTTCCCTTACTTCATCCTCAGTTACACTGTTGTCCACACTGAATATGTAGATTTCGTAGTTTCGTTGCGGGTTGACTCGAGCCCTTAGCATGAGACTGGTCACAATCTGGTTGATTGGACGAGTCCGTAGACCGCGGGTTTCGCTGGTGGTCTTGAGTACTTCCCACATTTCCAATCCTCCAATCATGTCCAGATCCAGGAGTGACTCCAGACCGTGACAGTCCCAACTGGCTAAAAATGTTTTACTCATACATATAACGCGATTGATAGGCATTCAGTTTACAAGAGATCCTGTCGCGTGTCAAGCCATAAATATCAGATAGAGGAAAAACCATATGCGAGCTAGTGAAATCATACGCTCTGTGCTGGATCTGATTGACGAGATAGAACAGTCAGACGCTGAAACAGAATCAGCAGAACAGTTCTATTCTGACGAGAAACGACGTTTTGATCAGGTGTCTGATCTGTTGTCTCCTGAGATCACTTTTGGTCCAGCCAATGCACCCAACGAACAATATGCCGAAATAGAGGCAGTGACCACAGCCGCTGGCGGTGGTGTAAACGGACCCAAGCATCTTGCAGACATTCGCGCTGACAGTGTGGCCATGTATCCAGGAGCCAACCATGTCCGCTAATGGTATCGCACATTTGCCCACTAGAGAAGAACGCCAGGTGGCCAAATTGGCCTTGGCCGCAGCCAAACGTGCTGCCGATGGTAACCCCAGAGCCACACTAGACATTACATTGTTGCCCACTCAATTTGACGGCAATGACACTATAGATAACCCAAATACTGGCGGGCTGATAGAAGGCCGTCCCTGGATAGCAACTGTGAGCAATTTCACATTCTACGAAGCTATCAATACTACCAGTGCATTGTCAACTACACAGTATGTGCTGGGTAATAAAATTTATGCATACTCATCAAGTTATGATGTTCCGTCTTATCAAAATGCAAGAGTAGTATCAAACGATATTGAACTATTAAATGTAAACACCAGGGGGCACCATTTGGTAGTGTTGGATCCATTAGGCGATCTTATTAGTGCAACTAGATTTGATACCTACATTGATCCAGCAAACTTAACAGCATTGGCCACTGCCCTTGGTGCAGTATCAAGCGGTAATATTGCAGTATTAGTGACGTATGATGCTTGTGCCTTTAATGCCGCATGTCGTTCTGCTCTTACCACAGGATACGGCTGTACCAATAGCAATACCTGGACTGCAAGTCGCCACGATCATATTTTCATAGGTGTGAAGATTTAACATGGGCGTACAAAATCCCAACAGCACCAGTTACGTCCATCCAGACGAACCCAACCTGTTAAACATCCACAAGGCAATGACCTACGACCCTGCCAATGGGGAACCGCACCTGCGAGTCACCCTTGGATCAGATAATATCACTGTATCAGGCAACGTCAACCTAGTAGAAGCAGTAAGAGTCAACAACACAGAAGCACAAAAGATACCAGTTTACATTGTTGGCAATGTGTTGTCGGTCACACAGGGCACCGACCCCTGGGTGATCACTGGCAACGTGATTGCTTCTCAAGGCACCATTCCCTGGTCAGTTGTGGGCAATGCCAATATTACCAATACACCCAACGTACACATAACCAATGTGCCTGATGTCACTGGTAACGTCATCATTACTAGTGGCAATATTAATGCCAATGTAACACAAGGTACTAGCCCTTGGGTCATCAGTGGCAATACCTCAGTTAACAGCAACACCAATCCATTGTATGTCAATTTCACCAATTCTAATATCAGTTTATCTTCAGGGTCTGCTAATATTGGTAATGTGGGTTTGGTAGGAAACCTAGCAGGTATTACTGGCAACTTGGCTGGCATAACGGGAAATATTGCAGGTATCACTGGTAACGTAAACATTGGAACAATGCCAGAAGTGGAAATTAAAAACGACAGTGGCAATCCTATACCGGTCAGTGCTAATACCTCATCTAACTCCGGCAGCAATCCAATCTATGTTAGTGCTAACATCGCCAATACCACTCCTATCACAGTAGCACAGAGTGATGTCGGAGTTACAGCCTTTGACGAACCTATTGCTGTGCCTATTACTCCTGTTATTCAAGCAGACGCACAGTATGGACTAGACCCAGACTTTTGGATACAGACTAAACTACGTGGTGGTGACATTACCATTACTCCTTACAATACTTGGCAAGTGTCAAGTGGAACAAGTGCCGGTGGATATGCTAGATTAGCAACTAGCAAGTATATGAGTTATCAAGATGGACAAGGATCCTTGTACCGTTGGACAGCCGCATTTACTGCAACAGGTACAGATAAAAATGCTGTAGGTGTTGATAACATAGTACAGAATACTGGTCCTATTGACCGTGAAGATGGTTATAGTTTTGGCTTCAGTGGTGATCCAGCAAATCGCAAGATAGGCATACTACATCGCCGCAATGGTAGAACAGAAATAAGAACGCTGACTATTACTCGTGCTCCTACTGGCAATCAAACTGCTACTATCGTACTTGACGGTGCGTCATATGATGTAGCAATCACAGCAGGTGATGTTTACCATTGTGCCAATCAAATAGCCACAGCATTAAAGGCTATTACCACAGCCACTAACACTTGGGACATAGAAGGCTGTAATGGTGTTGTTAGTTTTACCTACTACAGTCCCGGAGCCCATAGTGGCACATACAGTTTTTCAAGTGCGGGCACAGGCACAACTGCTCTGGGCACCTTTGCTCAAGTGGCAGCAGGCACTACTCCTACTGATGTATGGACTTATGTGGATCAATGGGACAACCAAACAATAGCATTTGATCCGACTAAACTAAACGTATTCCAAATAGACATGAGGTGGTTAGGCGCCGGACGAGTTAGATTCTTTATGGAAGATCCGTTAACAGGCAAAATGGTTCTGGTGCATACACAGCGTTGGGCTGGCACAGATGTAGTTCCACACATAAACAAGCCTGCACTACGCATTGCCTATCGTAGCGGCACAACTAATCCTGCTGTCACTCCTAGCCAAAACGTCATAGTAACTGGTGCCAGTGTAATGTCAGGCGTACAAGGTATGAGAACACAAACAGGCAGCAGTCAAGGACGTTATAACATCGACAGTAGTACAAGAGCCAAAGATACTGTATGGCACTTAATGAGTCTACAGAATCCATTTGTTAGAAACGGTGGAGTTAACAAAGCCAGTCTAATGTTGCAGACATTAACAGTTGCGGCACAAGGTAACGACCCTAGTGTAATCTACATTGTAAAGGATGCGTTTGGTCTTAGTGATGTATTATCCTATATCTCCATACCTAACACTACTCCTGCTATGTTTGCTCAATATAGTATTGTACCAGTTAGCATTGACCTTAGTACTCAGCGTATCTGTAATGTACAGACATTGGGAATTAACAGTAGTGCCACATTTGATTTGGCGGCGTATAATCTTACCTTGGCACCAGGTGAAACTATAAGTGTATTCATTAGTAGTAGTAACGCACTAAACAGAACTGCTACTGGGTTGACTTGGTTGGTTGATTAATCAAAACAGTTGACACCAGCAAAATAGCTGTATAGACTGACACCATATCTTTCAATAAATACTATCTATGTTATTTGGATTCGGCATTCTGGCCACAGCACTCTTATTGAGTCTGGTGGCCGCATATTACTCTGTGGCAGGTCTCACTGCCATCTTCAGCGCGGCGGCCATACCGGTCATCATCATGGGCGGCAGCCTAGAACTAGGCAAAGTGGTTGCCACAGTCTGGCTACACAACAACTGGCGCCGCACACCATTCCTATTCAAAGCCTATCTGGTTCCAGCCATCGCATTCCTGATGTTGTTGACCAGCATGGGCATCTTTGGTTTCCTAAGCAAAGCACACAGTGACCAGAGTCTAGTAAGTGGTGACAGCATGGCTAAAGTGGCCATTTATGATGAGAAGATCAAGACAGCAAAGGACAATATCGATGCGAACAGGAAGGCGCTTAAACAAATGGATGAAGCTGTGGACCAGGTTATGGGTCGAAGCAGTGATGAAAAAGGTGCCGACAAAGCTGTTGGCATTAGACGCAGTCAACAAAAAGAACGCACAAGACTTCAATCCGAGATCCAGGCCGAACAGAAAACTATTGCCTCCCTTAGCGAAGAGGCGGCACCACTACGTGCTGAGTTCCGCAAGGTGGAAAGCGAAGTCGGCCCAATCAAGTACATCGCGGCGCTGATATACGGAGACAGTACAGATCAAAACGTCCTGGAAAAGGCTGTTAGATTTGTGATCATAATGATTGTTTTGGTTTTTGATCCACTGGCACTTACTCTGATCCTGGCAGCAAACAAACAGTTTGAATGGGCTAGACATGGTGAAGGTGGATGGGTACATGACAAAGAGGACGAACAGCCTGTTACCGCGGCAAAAGAAAATACAGTACAGTTGGATAATGAAGAGGCCACGCCGCCCCCTCCTGAGTCATCAGTCACCGAAGCCATTACCAATCTAGAACAGGAACTGACTGACACTCGACAACTGATTGACAACATGAGCAATCAGATTCTGGAAAGTGAACAGAATTATTTCCGAATGAAGGCAGCACTCAAGGCAGCTGAAACGCAGTCTACAGAACAGTGGGCACAACAGGCTGAACAAGCACAAGCATTGACTGACTGGAAAAACAAATTTGACCGTCTAGCTGATCGTTACAAAGCATTAAAAGCAGTCAGTACTAAAGAGCGTGAAGTGGATCAGGATCGAATCCATGAACTGGAATCACTGATAGAAGAACTGGCCTCCCTACAAGCTGAGGTGCCAGTGACTGCACCCACAACTGACTCTGTCGAGCCAGTTAACCCACCTGAAGTGTTGCGTGTGGCTCCTGGTTACATCAGTGTTGATGGTAAAATCAGTGCTGACAACACAGTGGATCCTTCGCTACTATTACAAGCTGACAATGTGCCAGGCCAGGCCGCTGTTGCCAGCTTTGGTTCCGAGTTCCCCACCAAGCCCAATCGCGGTGATGTGTTCCTGCGTGTGGATGTGTTGCCCAACAAACTGTACAAGTGGAACGGCGCACAGTGGATTCAGATTCCCAAAGAGGCCACAGACATCCTGGCTGACGACTGGCGCTATATTGAATACATTGCCAAGTCAATCGCACAAGGTGCATTGTCAATGGAAGATCTTAGCGACTACGAACAAGAACAACTGAACAAATATCTTACCAACGGCGGTGCTGTTGGTTAAATAATTTTAACTCAACTAAAGAAAGTCTTACATGAAACCCAAAATTAGTATCATGTTTCCCACACGGAAACGCACTGACGCTCTGATCAAAAGTGTAGCCAGTCTGTTGCACTTTGCCCATGACACAGCCAACATTGAATTCCTAATTGTGTATGATCAGGATGACGAAGAAAGCCGTGAGTTCTTTGCCAATGAGTGGGAACCGTTCCTGGCACAAACCAAAGCCACCAGCAAGGTGTTTGCCAGTGTGCGTCATGGATATCTACGCCTACACAAGTATGTGAACCACCTGGCAACAGAAGCCGAGGGCGACTGGATTTGCAGTTGGAATGACGACTGCTACATGCTGACACAAGACTGGGATAAACACATTATTGAAAACGACAACTTTTTTGGTCTGTTGCGTATGCCCTGCGCTAACATGGAACATCCGTTCGCACTGATGCCTGTTGTGCCCAGAGAATGGATCAATGTATTTGGCGAGGTCAGCGTGGTCAATCACATTGACTGGTGGATCTATCAGGTGTGCAAGTTCAACAATGCAGTGCGTGACATTCCTGTGCAGATCTACCACGATCGTGCTGATGTGACTGGCAACAATAATGACAGCACTTATCAGGAACGCAGTTACGACCACGACGGCAAAAACCCCAACAACCCAGAAGATCACAGTCACCCAGATCGCCGCCGCGACCTGCAGAACTGGATTGAAAAATTCCATAACCATGTGACTGCTGACCAGACTGCTTAAATACCAGTATGGAAGCTGTCAGCCGATTCATTACTGCCCCTGATCTGGACTACGGATTGTCCTACCGAGTCCTGTTGGTGGGCGCCACTGCTGATGACATCGCCCGTATCACATTCTTTTTCAAGCACTCGGACATTGCTGTAGACATCTATCTGCATGATGGCAATGTTGAAAATCAGGGCTGGTTGATGAATGTGGTGGATCAGGTGGAAGTCATATTACTTAGAACATCCAAGCAACCGTCTCCAGTGGAACGATTGCTCATGCAGAATTACAAAACAATTCCGTTCTATGAACCCGAATTGCCAGTAAGCACCCGTTTTAAAACACCGTTGGACTTTTTTGAATGGTACTCTGAAAATGCCGGAAAAAGCAACAGCTAAAGAACAGATCAATTGCAACTTCTGCGGCAAGACTCGCAAAGAAGTGGCCAAATTGATTGTGGCTAACGATGCAGGCATCTGTAACGAGTGCATTGATTTATGCAACAACATACTAAAGACTTCTGCTAAAGTGGAAGTGACCAAGTACGATGCTGAGCGTCTGAATCCCGAAGCTATTAAGGAGTATCTGGATCAGTTCGTAATTGGGCAAGATGCGGCCAAACGTGCGCTGAGTGTGGCCGTGGTCAATCACTTCAAGCGTATTGGTAACACTACAGAGGTCACACTGGACAAAAGCAACATCATGATCCTGGGACCCACAGGCTCGGGCAAAACACTGATGGCCAAGACGCTGGCCAAATATCTGGATCTACCCATTGTGATTGCTGATGCCACTACGCTGACTGAAGCAGGCTATGTGGGGCAGGATGTGGACAGTGTGATCAGCAGTCTGTTTGTTGCTGCCAACTACGATGTGGACAAGTGCCAGCAGGGCATCATATTCCTGGACGAAGTGGACAAGATTGGCCGCAAGGGTGACGAAGGCAGTAACACCCGTGACGTATCTGGTGAGGGTGTACAACAGGCACTACTCAAACTGGTTGAAGGCACCAGATGCAAAATATCACCACCAGCTGGCAATCGCAAGTTCAATGTGTACGACCAGATTGAGATAGATACCAGCAACATTCTGTTTATTGCCAGCGGTGCGTTTGTGGGACTGGACAAAGTGATCAGCAATCGCACCAGCAGTATCAGTATAGGCTTTAACGCCAACGTGGACAAAGCACCCAAAGACCCCAATGTAATACCCACAGATCTTATTAAATTCGGGCTGATTCCCGAGTTCTGTGGCAGATTCCCTGTGCTGGTACACACAAACGAGCTACAGTTGTCCGACTACTTGGCCATCCTGACCAACGTCAAGAACTCAGTTATTGAACAATCCAAAGTGTATTTTGACATAGACCAAGTACAGTTGGAGTTTACCACAGACGCACTAGAAGAAATAGCCACACAAGCACATAAATTGGGGTTGGGTGCTCGTGGGTTAAAAACCATAACAGAACGCATACTGATGCCCATCATGTATCAGTTGCCCAGGATACGAGCCCAGGGCCACAAGAATATACAAATAAATGCGGAAACTGTTAAATATAACACTGACCCAATTTATGGATAAACGGAGAAACATGAGTAAACCAGTTATATTATACGGAAGTGTAGTTCACGTTACCGACGGTAATGTAGAGCGAGCTTTACGTAAATTCAAGAAAAAGATCCAGGATTCTGGCAAACTGCAAGAATTGCGTGACCGTGAGTTTTATGAAAAGCCCACAACACAGCGAAAGAAAGCAGCCAGCTCAGCCAAGAACCGCTGGAACAAAAAAATCGCGGCCCAATCACTACCTAAAAAGCTGTACTAATGGCTTATGACGTCGTAATATTCACCGATGCGATCGGTGGGTTCCTTCACCTTAAGCCCATGGGCGCCTATCGCATTGCATCCGAACTGCGAGCTCATGGATACACCACCAAAGTGGTGGACTTGTCCTATCAGATCTTCAAGGATCGGGCACTGTCCATGCGTTTGCTCAACAAGCTGATTGGTGATAACACTCTATTTGTGGGATTCAGCACCACACACATGTACAAAGCTGACGTGCTAAAAGAAGACTTTAAAAATGACGGTCGCTTTAGCATTGAACAGGGACAAAAGCAGTATGCCTATCCCCTGGAAGAAAAGAGTTTCGACAAACTGCTGGGCTATTACAAAAACCGATTCCCACAACTGCGAGTGGTACTGGGTGGAGTTTATGCCACTGACAGTCTACTAGCGCCCAAGACTGTGGACTACATGATCGACGGTTATGCTGATGTCATGGTGGTGGAACTGGCCAATCACTTGCGTAAGGGCACACCACTCAAGTGGCGCCCATCAGCAGTGCCACATGCCAAACTGATTGACTATGACAAACTGGGTCAGAGCTTTGACTTTGCTCACAGTGTCACACGTTACGAAGAATGGGATCACATTGCTCCTGGCGAGACCATGTGCCTGGAAACCAGCCGTGGCTGCATGTTCAAATGTCAGTTCTGTGATTACCCACTGCTGGGTCGCAAAAAGACTGATCCCACCTACGTCAAGTATGTGGACACACTGGCGGCGGAACTAAAAGATAATTGGGAACGATTTGGTGTCAAGACCTATGTGATTGTGGATTCCACATTTAACGAAAGTACAGACAAGCTGTTGGCCATCTGGGAAGCTATCAAACAGTCGGGTGTGGACGTGAAGTTCAAAGCATTTATCCGAATTGATCTGTTATGGAAGTTCCCCGAGCAGGTGGAGATACTACGTGACATGGGACTGATATCAGCATTCTTTGGTATTGAAAGTCTCAATGCTGAGTCACTGAAATCCATCAATAAAAACTACACCATGGAAAAACTACAGGAGTTCCTGCCAGTGCTGAATGCCGCCTGGGCAGGGCGTGTGTCCACCATGGCCAGTTTTATCATCGGCTTGCCACATGAGACACCTGAAACGTTCAACAAGTGGTGGGGCTGGCTGGAAGAACATCCCGAATGTTTTGACAGCATGTTGTTGCACACACTGGAGATCCGTAACAAGAACAGCTGGAAGAGTATGTTTGGTACTGGGCCTGAACAGTTTGGTTACGAACTGATTGACCAGTTGCCTGGCGATGTTAGAATTAAACACACCTGGCAAAACGAACACTGGAGCAACCTGGAGTGTGAGAACATCACACAGTCCAAGCGACAGTGGTTGCACTTTAACCGACGCATGACCATCAGCAACTGGTTGATTGTGGCGTTCATGAGTCTAGGGTACACGTTTGAAGAAATGTACCGCAAGCCCACACTGGACTGGGACTGGTTGGAATTAAATCGTCGACTGGATGCGTTCAAGCAGGACTACATCCGTCGCTTATGTGAATATGAAGGTGTTGAACTATGAACATGATACTGGATCGTATCCGTAAAGAACAATATGTGCTGGGCCAGCATCCGATCTTTGCCCAGCCCACAATACAGAACATTGAGGAACTGCGAACATTCATGGAGAGTCATGTGTATGCAGTCTGGGACTTTATGAGCCTGCTCAAGACTCTACAACACACACTGGCGCCCACCACTGTGCCCTGGGTGCCCACCACATACAATCGTTCCAAGAGCGCACGATTAATTAACGAGATCGTCATGGTGGAAGAGACTGACGAGTTTATCACTGGTGGCAGCACCAGCCACTTTGATCTGTATTGCCAGGCCATGATGGAGATTGGTGCTGACACTGGCCCCATTATGAATTTTATCGAGATGGTTAAAAGCAGGGGTGTGCCATCTGCACTGGAACTGGCATGTGTTCCGCCCGAGAGTGCTGCCTTTGTGCGTTCCACTTTTGATGTGATCAACAGCGGCAAGTTACATTGTGTGGCTGGGGTGTTCTGCTTCAGTAGGGAAACACTGATCAGCGACATGTTCCGCACACTGCTGGCACAGTTGAAAATTGGACAAGCCAATGCACCACGCTTCTATCACTATCTGGATCGCCATATCGAAATCGACGGCGATGCCCACGGTCCAGCCAGTCTGGATCTAATCGAACTGTTGTGCGAAAATCAACCCATGCGAGCTGTAGAAGCCGAGCAGGCAGCGATTGCGGCTATCCATGCCCGTATTGAATTGTGGGATCAGATCTACAAACGCATCAAGTCAAAATAATTGACTTTAATTGCAATCTGTCTATAATAAATAACTGTGTAGTGCCGATGGTCGGGCTACACATCAAAATGTCATAACTTGCTTAATAAAGGAGAAATAACATGGCAGAACTACACCTACGTACTCTGGGTCTTCCTGAGTTTTCACGTCACGCTATTGGCTTTGACCGTTTATTCAACGAAATGGAAAAGACTTTTGCCAATACACGCACAGACAATTACCCACCATATAACATCGTCAAACTGGACGACACTCACTATATGATTGAGGTAGCCGTTGCTGGGTTCGCCGAAGATGAGATCGATATTGAACTAAAAGAGTCCACATTGATCATCAAGGGTGCTCAGGTCAAACGTGAAACAGAAGCCGAGTATGTTCACCGTGGAATCAGCTCGCGCAGTTTTGAGCGCACATTCACTCTGGCAGACAACATGGAAGTTCGTAACGCATCAGTGCGTAACGGCGTCCTGAGTGTGGACCTAGAGCATGTGGTTCCTGAAGAGCAGAAACCCAAGAAAATCCAGATTACTTTCCAGAAGTAATTGAGTGATTT